TGTTTTCATCTCTCTTTGGTGTTATTTGGTCAGATTATAATCTGACTTTATTCAATCTTTTGTCAGGTTATACTATTACTTTTTTATGTCACAGCTCGTCATCAAGTTTCAAGTTGTCGTCATAGTGCGCGACATACTTCGGACGCTTACCAACATACATGATGATCTTCTCGTCTTCGAGTTGACTCAGAAGTTTCTCAGCGTCTTTCTTCTTGCAGTCTTCTGTGTCTCGTATAAAGATGAGAGCATCGCCCTTCGACTTGCCAATGATCTTGTCAGTGATGCGCTTCTTGTCTTCAAACGTGAAGACTCTTGTTCTGTTGTAGAACTCGTCAGTCTCGATCTCAGCGAACTGAACTTCATCAAGCGCATTGATCGTCATCTCAAGAGCTGGCGGTTCTGCGTTTCTTGTGTACTCTGGCGAGATCTCAGTGATGTCTTTTGATCGTTCGCTCTTCTTTGCTGAGATCGTTGTTTCAGCTTTCTGCACGAGATACGCGCCGAGATGCCCTTTCGCATTGCGATCATGCTTGTTCTCATGCAAGACAATCGTGATGTGACATTGCTTCTGAGCTGACCATTTAAGTAGTGACGACGCGATCATTGTCGCTTCTTCTTCATCGTTGACGCCTTTTGACGCTATGTCGGCGATTCCATCAATGATCAGAAGTCCGATGTTGTCGATTGTTTGAATGACGAACTCAACGAACTTGAGACGCTCTTTGTTTGAGTCCAACGATCTGAACTTGAAGTATCTGAGTCGATCAGTGTTGATGTCTGGTGATAGTTGAGCCATCTGCAAGATTCTCTTCTTGACTCTACTTGCGTGCCAATCGCCTTGCTCTGTGTCCAGATAGACGACGCACTTGTCTTGAATGTGACCTTTGAGTGTGTTTGCAACTGCGTGATCTGATATGCCAGCAGATGCAAGTGAGCTGATGAAGTATGACTTGCGACTCTTTGCTTTGCCTTGCACGAGACTGAAGTTGCCAATCGTGCCGAAGATGTAGCTCTGATCATTGATGACGATGTCAATGCAACGCTCTGGCTGATCCACTGCAATCGTTGAATCAACTTCCATTTCGAGAAGACGCTTTTGCATCTCGTCAATCTCTTCTTCAGTGCTTTGATCAATGTCAAAGAACGAGTCATCATCATGTACATTGTATTTCTTGCCATATCCTTGTTTGCTGATCTCAAGAGACGCTTCTCTGAAGTCGCCTCTGTGGTTTATTACTGCATAACATTGAAAGCTGTCATAGGGCTGTTCCGCTTGAAATTCTGTGCTTGTCGTAAACGGCCAGAACAGACCGCTGTCTTTGAAGATCACACCGCTCGTCTTTGAGTCTGTGTCGCCCGGTCTCAGCATGTAAATGTATTTGCTTGACTCACCGACAACTGACCACGAGTTGCTGATCAGAATGTCAAGAGCTGTGTGTGATTCTCTGAACTCGCCCCACGGAGTGTGATCATCTGTCTGTTGATCACCTTGAATTCTCACTTCGTCAACGACGATCGGAGTGACTTCGTCCATCAGACGTGCAACTCTGAACAGAATGTCACGTTCTTCTTTCGTGATGCGTGTGACGTTCGTGATCTTGCCCATGATCTTATACCCGTCAGAAGGAAACGCGACGATCTGACCGCCTCGTCCGCGTGTCTCGAACGTGACTTCGCCTTTCACGTTTCTTGCGAGTTTCTGATTGCCGTCAATGTCGTCACACTTGAAGATCCAGTGAAAGCCGTTTGATCGTGTTCTCTGAATGATCATCTTCTTTCTGAGATCGGGTGCTTCTTCATCGAGCTGAGTGATGAATCGTTCATACTCATTCGACGTGAAGTGTTTTGCATCAATGTCGAGACACTGAACGCCATCGAATCCCATCACGAGCCCGATCGACTTTGTGTTTTTGAATAGACGTTCGCAGTCTTTCAAGCCCATCGGCTCGTCAGCATATTGTTGCCAGTTCTTGATCGTTGGACGTTTCTGTCCGTCAATAATTGGTATGGGTGAGAATCCACTCGCGAGATACTTCTTTGCGATTTCAGTTGTTGTCATGTTGTTGTTGGTTTATCGTATTAGTGCCCAGTTGTCGCAGTTTCGCGCGTATCTGTTGGGCGACAGCGTCACGCCGTGTCGATCTTTCAACTCGTCATACGGGAAGATGAACCATCTTCTGTTGTGTACGTCGTAGCACACGATGAAGTCGACGCCTTCATATTTGTCCATCTTCTTATTGATTCGAGCATAGCCATGCTTCAGATGAGTTCCGCTCTTTACTTGTATGGTGACGAATCTGTTCTCGCGATATGCGATCAGATCAATCGCTGAATGAGTGATGAATGGAATCGCGACGTGCCAATCATGCTTGATCAGTTCTGCCGCGCACATCAGCTCAGTCAATGCACCATACTTGTGAGAGTCAATGATCATGTCATCGCGATCTTTTCAAGGTAGTCATCGTATGACTTCGCGATGAAGTAAACACCGCCAGCTTCAGTGATCTCACGCTCGACTTCTTTCTGATCAGCAGATTGTCGATCACGCCCGATCTTCACTTCGATGCCGTAGAATCGTCCGTTGATGATGCCGATGATGTCTGGAATGCCTTTGCGCTGAACTCCCTTTCTGTACGTCTGACGCTTCACGTCATAGATCGCGCCGTTGTTTATACGATACGCGACACCTTCTCTGATGTGATGCATGTCGAAGATGATCGTCTTCGTCAGATCATTTGCTGTCGTGTCTTTGAATCTCTTCTTCACGAGAGCGAACGCAGGCAGATCTGGCTTTGCTTCAGCTTGTAGTTCATTTGCGAGTTGCGACAACTCTTTCAAGTTTTTAGGAATCCATTTCTGCATTTCGTTCATCTGTGAGTTCAACACTGCGTTCGATCATTCTGATGATGTGATCTTGACCGAGAGCGTTAAAGTGATTCTTCGCTACATTCCAGCATCTCGATTCAAAGTCTTTTGATCTCTTCTTCATACTTCATCAATTTAGCAAAGAATTTGACATACTCAGCAAACATGATCGCAAGTTCTTGTTCTATGTCTTGACGTTCAACTCTGATGACGTGAAAGTCTTTTTGTCTGTTTCGTGGATCGTATGTTGCAAAGTCAACGAACTTCAACGTCTCAATGACGATGAAGTAGTGAAGAACTTGATGCTTGTACTCATTTGGTAGTTTGTTCTGTCTGAGATATTCGACATGTTTCTTTGACGAAGGGCATTTGATCTCAACGGCTCCGATCGCATCAACGTCGTCGAAGATCAATGCATCTGGTGAGATCGCGAGATACGGCACATGATCATGAACACAGAAGCCAACTTCTTCAGCGACGTGTCGATCAATGTTGCGTTCGTTGTAAACTTTGAGAGCTTCTGGTTCAAATAGAATGCCGTGTTCCATTGCTTTTGATGTGAATGACTCTTCAACACATTGAGTCATTCGTTCTGCGATCAGCTCGTCAACGAATGTCAAGTTGTTTGATTTGAAGACATTCTTTGCTCGTGAGCCAGTGATCACGCCAAGACGTGCATTGAACCACTCAGCAGATCGTTGTTCAAGATTTAGAATTTTCATTTGTTTGTTTTTAGAATAGTGAAATTTGATTTTGAGCGACGTCTTTGTATGCGTCAGCGTTGAATCTCAAGACGTTCAGTTCATGATCTTCTATGTCGTCAACATTGCCAATGAACTGAAATGAATATCCAGCCGTCTCTCTGAGCTTTCTTCCTTTCAGCTTTCCGCCTTCATCAGATGACTTGTTCTTGCCGTTGAAGTGATAGTCAGAATCTGCAAGTCTCTTGTTCACGAGAGCTGGGTTGACGCTCTTGACGTACAGCTTTTTGCCGTCTTTCTTGTAGAGCTTATGCAGATACTTTGACACAGCGTACCCAATACCCAGACCTTGAAAGTCTGGCAAGACGACGCTTCTGCTTCCGCGATATGCGTTCTCAACCGTGCCACTGGGCATGGGCAAGAACGCGAAGAAGGCAACTGGCTTGTCGTTCCATGTCACGAGAAAACACTTCGCTGACTGATTCAAATCTTCACTTATATAGTGATGTTGTTTGAATAGATCCCAAGTTTCATATCGGGATCGAAATATCTGAAGTTCGATTGTTGGTCGTTGCCGAAGAGATGACGCTCTCTCAAGTCGCCCTTTTAGTGGTGAATAAGTCCAGTCCGGCAACAGCCAATCCATGATGTCAAAGTGACACGATGCGAGAATGATTCTTTTGTTCTTCTTTCTGATGTACTTCTGAAGAGCGTTGCTCATCGCTTTTGCAACATCACGATCTACAACTGACGTGAACTCATCAATCAAGATCACTTCGTTCTCTGATGCTTTGCCCACTTTATATGCCAGCTCTGCACGATATTGCTCACCGTTTGACAGCAGATTGAAAGGTCTGAGCCACGTCGGAACTGAACTCAGCCCCATTGCACTCAGAAGAAACGTCGCTTCTCTTGGCGTCAACCAATCAAAGTTTGAGATCAGAGATTTCTGATCGTCAAAGTTTGATTGTGATAGATCACCGAACTCTTTCAGAAGAGTTGTCTTTCCTGTCCCACTTCCGCCGTAGATGACGCCGATGTTCCAGTCAAACGTCTTGCACTCTCTGAAGTTGATCGGGATCTTCACTGATGTCTCTTCAGTGTTCTGAATGTCGAACGCTTCGTACACATATTTCGTGTACTTGTCATTGACGATCTTGTGTTTTCTTTCAATGTATTTCATGATCAATCTTTTTCGATTCCATTTTCATTCAGATCGTTGTTCATCTGATCAACGAGATCGCGAATCGCGAATCGCGATCTCGTCATTCGTAGTGCTTCATCTGGCGAAACATGACTATCAATTAACGCGATGAAATAGTTCCACGCTTCTGTTCCTTTCGTGATCATTTCAGTAGAGATCTGGAAATTGTCTTCTGTGATACTTAGTGAACAAGTATTCGCCGTCAGCACCCAGTTCACGTCTCAGTGATCTGATCTCATCGTTCACTCGTGACCATTTATTGTACACGCGTGAGTCTTCTGTTCTCTGATAGAACCAATCAAATGTCTTCAGCAGTTGATCGAGTCTTTGTTTCTTTTCTGTTGTTGTCATTGTTTTAGAATTTAAGCCATCTATTTCTTC